TTGTGACCTGCCGATCGGAAGGCTGTAGCTTACCTCTAGCCAAATTGATTTTGGGGTATTGGGAAACAAAGGCTCCTCGCTTGTCCGATTGATCAAATGCGCCGTCTCTAGTCTGTTAAAGGCACGAGAAAGTTTACGTCGGAAAAGTGCTTCTAGTTCCGACTCGTTAAACGACTGTCCTGTGAGGAGAGTGAGAAGGATTGCCAGAATGATTGGACAATCCTTTTTTGGAGGTATTCCTGGCTTTGTGGTCGCTGAGTTGTGGAGCCAATACAAGCCATGGCTTTCGCAAAGGATGCTTTCTCTCGAAAGAATTCCTAAACATCGATAGATTGTCTTCTCAGATTTCTTCATTAGGCTAGCCACATGAACTGGGCGAAAGCTCAGATCAGAGTTGTGTAAGAAAAATTTAACAACTTCGAGGATGGTCATTTTCGGACCTCATCGATTATAGGGATCGATCTTTGAACGAATTTTGTTGCACAGGATTTGCAGAGACCAAGTTGGAATGTATCCGTTGTTTTGTGGCATCGGAAATCATCAGCAAGGCTTGCTTCACTTAAACCAGAATCCATGAGAGAAAGGACAATCTGTGCATGGACACATGGAAAAAATTCCTGCGGGAGATCTCTTTCCTCCCGCAGGGAAGGAGAAAGCCCAAATAAGTGATCAATGGATGGCGCATTCATGCGTAAAAATCCTTTGTGTGTGGAGTTTTGAGGGTAATACCGTACTGTGCTTCTTTTCCAAAAACTGGAATGTCCGCTGTGGGCACGATATGGAGTCGGATGTATTCAAAGAGTTCCGTTGAATTGAGTTTTTTCTTTAAACCATCAGGAACTTTTGCCCAACATGTTTCGAAAGCAGAGGCTAATCTTGAAGGAATGTATTTTTTCTCTTCCACGAGCCTAACAATGAAAAGCTTTCGTACTCTTTCTTCTTTGCCGGTGTTTGCCATTATCTCCACTCCAATGTTGCTTTTGGAAGACCGCGTTCTTGTCTGTCTTCGTTGTATCGTTTGTTTGCCCAAAGTTTGAATCTTGCATCGAGCTCTTCTCCTTCGAGAAAGAGTTCGTAAAACGCAATGCGAACTATGAGTTTGTGGATGAAGGGAATGCGTTTGATGGAGTCACCAATGCAAAACCGTTTGCAAAGTTCATCGGATTTCATTTCGATTTCTTCACCACGAGTCATACTGCTACACTCTTGGCTAAATACCTAACAGCCAGTTCCACGCGATCCAGGTGGAATCGAACAACCCAGAAATGGGCAAAGAAAAATTTGTTAGGATGGCCCATGAGAGTAATTTTCAAATAAGGCTCTCTCGATCCTTCGAGCATGCCCATGGCTTCCAATGCGATGAGTCGACTATCCTCAATTTTAACGGTAGGCTTCCATTGATTGCTCTCGCAGTAACGTACGGCCGCTTCAATTTCGGAACGAGTCTCGGGTTCCAGAATTGTTATGAACTTCGGAGGAAGCGTCGTTGCTGTCTTAGTCAAAGTTTCCATCACGCCGCTGATCTCTTGCTAAGAGGTTTTGCTTGATAAGGAATTTTGAATTTATCAAATGCACTTCGAACGGTAGGAGGAACAAAGTCACCATTCAATGCTTTGATAAGGTAAGGATAATCGATGCCAGCTTCTTCGCTAAATTCTTTGAAGTTGAAGCCTAGCTTTCGAATGCTCTTTTTACATTCTTCGGGATTTGCAAGAATCATTTTTTCTCCTTGATTTACTAGAACCTAGAGCCGATGCTCTTCGTAGGTTTAATCACGTTGAAACGACCATACAGTTTAATTGTATATAAGTCAAACAAAAAATTCAGATAAACTGTATGAATGAAGAAAAAAATTTTGCCTCTCGTGTTAAAGCTTTAATTACTGAATTAAATATTTCTCAGGCTGAATTTGGTCGCCTCATCGATAAAAAGCCTGCCTTCATCTCAGAAGTTGTTTCTGGACGTTCACTTTTATCTGCGGAATCACTTACTCTAATTCGAAATAAATTGAATGTGAATCCGCTCTGGCTACTTGCTGGAGAAGGAGAAATGTTTGTCTCGGAAATTGAGCTAAAAAGAGATCAGGCAACAGATCAGGCAGTTGAATTGAGCCGTTTCGTAAATCGAAATCCCGAAATTCGGGAGTTGGTTCAAGGTTTAAAAGCAATCCCTGCAAAAAATCAAAGCCGCCTAGTCAAACTACTCATTAAGGTTTTAAGCCACTCTACGAAGGATCTGGAGCGTTTAGAGGGCTATCTGGATGGGATGGGGAAGTGAGTTTATTTTTAATAAACTACTTTTTTGTTTGCAGATAATTTAAAAATTTGACGTATAAAGAGACAGTATATAAAACTTGGTCGTAAGTGTGAATCTTGGCCGATCACTAGCTGAATCCTTTTCGGCACCCTAAGCGAAAATTGAAAGTTAAGACTATGTTCGGGAAGAACTAATTGGAGAATTCACTTGGCCGCATTAACAAACTGGAACGAAAAGAAATTTAATCCTGTAGTGATTGAAAATGCTCTGCGTTCGTATGAAGACAAGAATTCAGAATCCGAAACCTCTCATGAAAAATGGTCAAATGCAATGCGAGCATTAGAAGGAAACTTCGATGAGGCTTTTGGTAGAGCAATTCAATCCCTTGATGATCACTATAAAGGAAAGAAGTAGATTCCATAGTGGTAGAAGCTCGGCGCATTGAGAGAAAGCAATTCATACAAGCTGAAATAGAAAGACTTTTTTCAATCGGTAGATTTCATAAGGAAGTCATACAAGTTGATGAAGGTCTAATTGATTCAGCCCTTGATCTACATTTTGCAAGAATTGACTCTTGGAACAAAAATGTATTCACATCCCATGAAGAAGGAAAAAGAGCAGATCGGCATAAGGTTGGAGCCAACACTGCTCTAGCTATAATGGAGCATAAGCCGCTGAAAATCGTTCCAGGTTGCCAAACCAATGCATATGAGTCATCTGCAAATGGTTACTTGGCTATGAAATTAGCTTTAGCAAGAGTTTTTTCTGAGAATGAAAGCAAATTAAAAATTTTTAAATTCCCTGAGAGAGAAATACTTCAAATGCTTTCCACTTTAAATCAAGCTGAATGGACTCCTAAAACATTTTCTCTAGATTTGTACCGAATGGAAGAACAATATTTGGAAAAATACAATGAATTTTTATTACCAACAGGTGCACGATAAAATCTCCTCTGCATACCGATGCACCAAAACTTCCAACGAGTCTTCACCAAATTCTACCTCGTAAATAAATAGTTTTAGCTTTTCTTGAATTCTCAGATTTAACAAAATTTCTTTCAATTTTTTTTGGTTATCTCCTTCCACAACATCCATGTTTTTCTCCAACATTTCTTTATACCGTCATCTGTATAGTATACTGAGATTGGGACATTTTTGGCGACGAAAAAGTACAATATTAGAAAATTCTTCTGCCTGAATTCCGGACTCCAGGCAGTGAAATTTAATTCAATTTAAACTTTTTTTTGGACTGCGATGCAATAAATCGGAATTGGATCCGAAACAAAAATCGCAAACGAACTGAGAAAAGAATCTTTTTGTTCATTTGAAACTCCACTGCCTTTGTTTGGATTTTTCTCTTTTGAGAAAGCAAAGGCGCTTTACTTAATTAGTAGTGGAGTTAGAAAATTTTTGAGATTTTGGAAACTATTTCAAAAGCAGAATATGAAAATCGTTTATACGATCTGAATTAAATTTCATTTTAATTTAAAAAAAACATTATAGATGCAATAAAAATAAAAAGATCAATATTAGAAAAAATTAAAATCATCGATTTAGTTTCGATAATTACTCGACTTGCGAAAATTGAAATTCAGATAATATATCGAAGGAGAAAGTTAATGGCTGATAAAGAATGGGATTTTGGATTCGGACAAGTAAAGGTATTTATTGATGGAGAAACATTAAAATTTAAACAAACCATGGTGGGAGAAAAATCATTTCCACTAGGTTCCACAAAAGTTTCTGTATCAAAAGAACTTATGACAATGGAGATATCTTTTTTAGTTTCTGGAGTATCGAAAGAAACGATCAAAGTTCCAAAAAGTAAAAAAACAATCATAATGGCAGACGAAATAGAAAAATATGTGAACGAATATCAAAGCAATCATGTAAAAAATTCGCAATCAAATGATTTAGATCAGTTAGAAAAACTACAAGATTTAAAAACGAAAGGAATTATAACGGAAGAGGAATTTTCAGCAAAGAAAAAGCAAATACTAGGTCTTTAAATTCAAGCAATGTGGTTTGATGATGTAGCAATTTAATTCTCGACCAAAAAGATCGTTTTGCATTCCCACTTGACAAGCGTAAAACTACAAAAATGTATGACCTCATGGAAAAATCAGGGCATACATTTGAAGGTTCGCTATTCAGTAAAGAGCCACTTCGCTTGGTAAAAAAAGAAATGGATCCGCAAAGTTCAAACGATGCAATTCCAAATGATCCGGAAGAAACAATGACATGTGCACAAGTCGCCGCATTACTCAAGTGCGCTGATCGAACGGTCACAAATTATCGTAGAGAGGGAAAATTGGGAAAGTATTGGAAACTAACTCAAACTCACTTTCTTTACTCTCGAAAAGGTGTGAATGAATTTTTTGAAAAGTCTTTCTTTGAAAATTATGATGCCGAACTTGATGCTAAAGAATCATCCAGAAGAGTTTCGAAAGTAAAGCGTAAGTCCGCTTGAGACGGTCTAGGATTAAACTTTAACATTTGATAAGCTAGTTTCATATGAGACTAGCTAAACTAATTGCATTTTCGCTCTTTGCTTTATTATTCAATCTCTGTTCTCAAACATCCGATCGAGATAAAGAAAACAAACTTTTAATTCTTGGAATTCTTCATTACCAGAACACTGGTGTCTATGACTTTGCTTCTTGCCAAACCAATTACCAACTGAATCCAGCCTACATTTCTGGTGGATTTGCGGAAAGATTTATCACTGACTTCAAACAATATAAGAATGTATTTTTCGGAGACTCAACAGCGTCCTTCTATTCTGAATTTCCAAATTTTCTAAATCCAAATACAACTCAAAATAACGCTACACCCGGTGACACTCTTTGCGATTATAGATCTCGTTTTAAAAAATCAATTAACTCTACGCCTGAAAATATAATTGTCTCAACTCTTGGCGGCAATGATATATTGAGGCAAATTCCCAATTCGATAATCATCGAAACTTTTCAAGATTTCCATAAATCATTAACATCTCACTTTCCCAATTCAAAAGTATCATATGTAGAAGTTCATCCTACTTTCATCGACTATGCCAACGCAGAACGGAAGACAGTTGCCAGTCAAATGCGAGCTTACTCTTCGGATGCGTGTTGGATTGATCCTGATGTTTGTTTTTCGAATCCACTTCTCGCATCTGAGATGTTGGATCAAATTCATCCAAACCAAGGACCTGCTTTTTGTATTAAGAATCTTCTGCTTAACAACTGCGGAGTATTACTGTAATGACTGAAATGGTGAAAGCTTTGTCGAGAGATTTAACTTTGAAAGATCTTCTCTATATTATGGGACTTGGGATCTCATTTGTTTTCCAATACTTAACCATGTATCGAGAACATGATGTGAGGATTGTCGTACTTGAAACACAAATGTTCTCCATAGGTAAGGTTATGGAAGAAGTGCGCTTGGACGTAAAAACACTTCTGCAAAGAAAACAGAAAGGAAACTAAGATGGTTTCAAATCCTCACACAGCCAAATTTGCTTACGATTATCTAACACAAAGAGACAACAGTTTGGTGATCCAAGTCATTGATGGTTGGGTATGGAATTATGAAACCAAAAAGAAATTGTTTCCAGTTTCTGAAATGGACAAAAGAGAATCAGAACTCTTTGATCGAACAACGGAATGTTTTATTTCTTCCGGATCTATGTTTGCAGGATGCCTTCATAAAGCTGGTATTCTTGCAACCATCATCGATGAGCTGACATACAAAATCAATGTCATCGATCATTTAAAAAGAAAACAGACTCGATTTTTTTGGGAATCTCATAAGCGCGTATTCAATGAATTTTATCTGAAAGATTCGGAGTATGAATTTGTTTATGAAAAAGTAAATGGTAACGAGGATAAAATTCGAGCGTCGATTGATGCAGGCTTCGTTGTTATATGTTCCATCTGGATTAAGCCTTGGTATCCTTCTGGCCGTGGCCATCTCATTATCATAAAAGGATACGTTTTAGATCAGAATGGAAATATAACTGCTTGGATCTGCGATGATCCGTTTGGTGACTGCCTTTCAAAATACATTAATCATAATGGACACGATGTCAGATACGATTTGAAGAATTGGAGAATGATGATGAATTCTCCCGAAGATAAACCGAGATTATTTGGATATGTAAGGAAGAGAATAAAATGAGTGAAGAAGAGATTTCAAGATTAAAAGCAGAGATTGAAAAACTGAAACGGCCTATGTTTTCCAAAAATGATTTTTGGAGACTTCTTTCTGTGGCGATGATCTTTGCAGGCCAACACTATCCAAAGTTTGAAACAACGATTGGAATGTTCCAAGGAAATTTCCTCGGGAAAACAAATGAAATCATCCTCGCAGGTCTTGCGGGATTTATATTCATTCCACTAGTGAACAGGTGGTTGGACAACAAAAAAGCAAAACGATTTTCAGAGCAGATACAAGAATGAGATCACCAATTTTCAATCTGCTTTTCTTGAAAATAGTTCTGATGTTTTTTTGCATTGGGTGCGGAAGTCTTCCTATATCCGAACCAGCAACAAACGCCTATGCAAACTCTTTGAAAGAAAAAGCGAAAGCGATCAAAGAAAAGCCAGGCGTTTCCAAAGAAGAAATACTAACTGCAAATGAGTTAGAAAGAGCCGCCAATCTCATTCAAATTTCGGGAAAACAATCTGCTGAGAACCAAGAAGAGATTCAAGACCTTAACTACAAAGCAGGTCAGATTGATTTTCTATATTGGATCGCAAGCTTTCTCATTATAGGTGCACTCATTTATTTTATAGGACCAATACTTTTAAAGAGGTTTGGATGACTCCAGAGATCATTCGTGAACGTGCTTTCTATATGTACCTTGTCGGAGGTGAATCGTTTAATTCCATTGCATTGAGCTTACGAACTGAATTTGGAACGAAAACCACGGCCAAGTCAGTTCAGTCATGGGCTACTAAAAAAGATTCCATCGGAATGACTTGGGAAGATCGAAGGAAAGCCGTTACGCAAATTGCGGAATCAAGAATTGAAGTCGTTGCAGAGAATCGATTGGTTGAGATCCGAACTAGAACCAAAAAAATCATCGATACAATTTACGAATCAATGATCTCCGAACATGCACCTGGCATCAAAACATTGGAAGGTGCCGCTTACGCATTCAAGACGTTAGCTGAATTTGAAACAAAGCTCGCAGATATGGAAGATTCAAAATTATCTCCAATGATGCTCATTCAATCTTTTTTCAATGCACTGATGAAATGCAAACCTGTTTCCGTAGTTATCGAAAAACATTGGGATGAGATAAACAAAATCATTCGAGATGATTTCATTCATGTTTCTTCTTCAAACACACCTACGATAAAGAATGTCACTGAACGATAAAGACATATTTCAAAAGTTCTCAGAGGAAGGAACCAAACGATTTTCTAAAATCAAGAAAGAAGATCGTATTCATTATGGAAAAGAGTTCGGTCAAAAATCTTTACTCGCATTTGCAAGATATATCGATCCAAAATTCGAAGCTCCCAAACATATCAAACTGATCATCGATGTGTTAGAAGATATGGAGAAAGGAAAGATTCTTCGCACTATTATCAATATGCCTCCAAGACATGGTAAGTCTCAAATCTGCACACGCATTTTTCCAACTTGGTATCTTGGAAAACATCCTGATATAGAAGTCATCATAGCATCGTATTCAAATAAAAAAGCAGAGCGATTTACTGGCTGGATTCGAGACAGAATTGAAGCTCCTGCGTTCTCCGCCGTCTTTCCCGATGTTGCTGTGCGTGATGATGTAAGAGCTAGGAGCGATTGGCAAACGACAGCCGGCGGTGTTGTGATCGGTGCTGGCCTCTCAGGAGGTTTAACTGGAGAAGGTGCAGGCCTTCTCATCATTGATGATCCATATAAAAACATGGAAGAAGCAACATCGGAAACGATGAATGAAAAAATCTGGGAGAACTATCTTAGCGTTGCGGAAGCTCGTTTGGCACCAAATGCAAGGGTTCTTATCGTTCACACACGTTGGACACGAAACGATCTAACTGGCCGACTCCTCGGAGAGGATAAGGACGAAGAATGAAAGTTGAAACTGTTGGTGATTGGAAAGTATTGCGATTGCCTGCTATCGATGACGAAGGGAAAGCACTTTGGCAAGAAAGGTTTCCCATAGAACGATTGCAAAAAATCCGCACGCTTTATAACGAAAAAAGATTCAGCGGAATCTATCAACAAATTCCTATGGATACCGTTGGACATTGGTTTGTTGATCCGATCTTTAGTGAGCCACCCGATGATCTGAAAATGATTGGATGGTGGGATCCGGCTTTTAAAAAGGAATCAAAGAAAAAAGACTTCAACGGCTTTGGTGCCGGGAATGTTCATGAAGATTTATTCTATTTAAAGAAAGGTGAAATTTGGAGATCAGATCTCAGATCAACCTATGATAAAATTGAAAAGCTTTATTTCCAATTAGGCCTAGAACTTCTTTATGTGGAAGTTAACCAGGGACAAGATGCTCTCATCATTGAATTAGAAAACCGAGGACTCCGAGTCAAACCTCACTACTCCTCGGACTCTAAAGAATTTAGAATCGAAAACTATGTAAAATTGAATTGGAACAAGATTCGATTCAGCAACCAAGTGAGTCCCGAATTTATCAAACAGATTTTGAAATATACGGAGCTTGCTAAGCATGATGATGCCCCGGATACTTTGGCATGTCTCATCAAAATACTCGGCTTTGGAATCAAAGCTAAATCGTTAAAAAATAGAATGAATTTCTTTGACTTACTTTTCGGAGGTGATTGGTGAGAAGATCTAAAAAGAAAAATCGAAATAGTGAGTCAGGCATTCAAGAGTCTTCCAGTGATCTTGAATCTCGTCTTGATACATTGATCCATGCTGGGACTGGAAAAGGAATTTTGGGAAAGGATAAGCTTCGTGATACGGCACCTAACCCAACGAGATTTTTTCCTTCCGAAGCTCGCAAATACTATGAGTCAAATGGATTCATCGCAAATATCATAGACTCTGTTGCCGATGATGCCACACGGGAAGGAATTGAATTACAAACCAATCGTGACAAAGATAATTCTGCAACTGGAGAAAAAGGACTTGGGATTTCCAGGATCCTTTTGAACCGGATGGAAGATTTGAAACTGATGAGTCGTGTCCGTGAACATATTAAGAATTCAAGACTCCATTCAAATGGTTCACTTTTGTTTTGGGGAATCCTCGCTGACCTTCCTCAAACAAATTCTCAGTTAGCTCTAAGAATGCCAGATACGATTCGGAAGTTGCAATTTATAAATGTAATTGAACCAGATAGATATTCGGTGAATCGACTTTCCTATGATCCTCTCTCTAGTCTTTGGCATGAGCCTTCCATTTCCATTGCAGGAACTACGCTCGATCCCAGTCGATTCCATTGGCTTGTGAATAGTTGGGTTTGGGATAACATGAGAGGTGTTTCTGTTTTAGAAAAAATATACGACGGCATCATGGCGATTGATACTGCACTTTGGTCAGTCACTTCGGTTCTTTTTGAATTGGCCGTGAAGGTTTTGAAAACGGATAAGATTGATTCATCACCTCAGCAGATGATGGACTACTTGCGTTTGCTACGCAGATCTCTTTCGACCCAATCCACTGCTATGCTCGGAGAGAAAGAATCACTTGAGCGTCTTGGCAATACGGGAATTTCGGATTCTAATTTGGATAGTCTTCTCAATTTTGTTTTTGAAGTATTATCCGGACTTTCGAAGATCCCTAAATCAAAAATTATGGGGAAAACTCAATCGGTTATCAACATTGGTGGAGGATCTGATGGAGATGATCTAAGCTACAACGAAATGGTTCATACATTTCGTGAACTTGAGGTTCGACCTATCATTAATCGTTTTATAGAATTAGAAATTCGGTCAACTCAAGGTGAAATCTACCAACAGCTAGGTGGCAATTACAAAGCCTTGGATTGGGAATTCAAATTTAAGCCTCTCTACAAGGCTACTCCGAGCTCCGAAGCAGATACATATCTGAAAAATGCGCAAGCAGATCAGATTTATAACACAATAGGTGTGCTAGGTGCGGACTCAACTAAGCAAATGAGGTTCCCTCAGATGGAAAAATTCTCTGATTACACCTCCGAACATAACAATGGACTCAATTTTGGGACTCCAGAACTGCCAGAGACCGTTTAACAATGAAAAATGATTTTTTGAGTAGTTTTCAAAAAACGCAGGAAATGCCCTTTTCCGACGTTTTAGGGTCAGGGGGTAGTAAAGGTATGGGTTTTGATTTACTAAACAAAACTAAACACCATTGGCGGGGTTTTAGAGGCATCTTAGATACTTGTTTAAGACCATTATGTCCCGAAACTTCAAAAAAAGGGTAAAATCATGTATCCTTTGGCTTTGGAACAGCAATATGGAGAGTTATTCAGAGAAGAATTTTCTGTTTTTGCGGAAGAGTTGAACCGAAAGTTTCTCTCTTTAGCCAAAAAATACCTCCGAGACAATCCAAACACAGATCCGAGGCTCGATTCGACATCAGAATTTGATCAAAATAAAACTGAAGTGAAGCATGACATCTCAGATTTACTAAAATCTCTTTTCCAATTGCGAGATGAGTATGGAGATTTTCCACCAAGACCAAAATTTGAATCTCAAATCAAACGAAACATTCATCAAATTGATGCTTGGACTCGCGACAAAACAGGCGAAGTCATCCAGAAGCAAAATGAAATGATGGGAAGTCCTCCGAGAGCTGGAGTCAGCGGTGGCGATCGCTCTCAATTCAGAGTTCCGGCAGTGAATTTGCCTGCGAGTGAGAGTCCCATCATTTGGGACCGTGTCAATGAGACGATTAACAAAAATCGTAAGATCGCATCGAGTGCTTTCAAGTCACATTTCGCTGATGTCCAATCTCAAATTGAATCTGGAATTCGAAATGGAACTTCCTACCAAGAGTTAGCTAAGAAAATTTCAGAAACAACCGATGTCTCACTATCCAGGGCAGAATTTTGGGCAAAGGATCAAGCCAAGAATTTTTATGCCGAACAAACTAAGCTCCGACAAACGGCAGCTGGTTTTCCTGGGTTCATTTGGAAAACTCAAAAAGATTCTAGAGTTCGAGATACGCATGAACTCCTCCAAGATAAATATTACACTTGGGATGATCTTCCGTTTGTAAATAGGAAAGGATTGGGACTCGTTCGAACAAAACCAGGAGATGAATGGGGCTGTAGGTGTTGGGCGGAACCTGCACGGGGGCCGAAAGGATCTCAGACAAATCGACCTGTAGAACCGCCAATTCAAATACAATCGAGAGAACAAAAAGCAAGTGAAACCTTAGCGAGTAAAATTCAAATTAACTCGAAAGAATCATTTGTTCCCAAAGTAAATCAATCCATAAATGATCTTTCTTCAATCTTTAAAATTCCAAATAATCTTACTCCAATAAAATTGAATACAATGAGTCCGACTTTACAAAAAAAGAATGTCCTAGGACTTTATAATCCAGAAAATTCTGTGATTGCCCTCAATCCATTGCCAAAATTTGAAGATGTGATCCAGACAACTTTCATTCATGAGTTTGGGCATATGATTGATTATAAATTACTTGGGCCAAAAGGTATTTTTGGTTCTAATTCATCGGCACTCTCCAGCTTCAAAACAGCGGTCATTGGCACCAAATTGTACGACCAATTGAAAATTGCATATCGAACAGGAATGATTTCGAGAGATGGAAAAAATATAGAACTGACCAAACCATTCCGAAATACACTCCAGTATCTTTTAAGCACCGAAGAACTTTTTGCAAGAGCCCACGAAATGTATATCACTCGAAAATTGGGTTCAAGTGAACTTTTGAGACAAATTCGAAAAAAGGAAAAAATGAATTTTATTTCCCATTATTGGGATGATGAAGACTTTAAAAAGGTTGAACAAGTCCTGGATAAGATATTTAATGAAAACGGAATCCTAAAATGAGCCCAACGAAAATCAAAGAATCGTTATCGGAAGCCGAACTTCTCCAAATCTATCGGCAAATTGGTGAAGCAGAAATTTCTCGTGACCAAATGATTGCATCCATTATGTTTGTGATGAATATGGGAGAGAAGGAAGCCTCTGACTTTGTAGATTGGAACTTGGCACAGCATTCTCAAATGGAAGCCGATATGGAAATTCGAGGAAAATTACAGCCACTGGAAGATTCCATCGAAAACTAATTTCCTGACTCTCTAAAACATTTAAACTAACTCACTCGAAACCTCCTCTTAACCTAGCCTAAGCAAGCCTTGGTTCTAAATCGAATCAATTGTAGAATTGATTCAGATGAGAACATCACCAGATGCGATTCGATATGACAGTGCCACGATAGAGCTCGTAAGCTCTTCTGAGAAAGAACAATTTCTCAGGTTCCGCGTTGCATTCGCTCGTGCTGGTGTTTTTCCTTATTACCATCTGAACGGATCCATCAGGCGTGAAGCGAAACTCCCAGAAGATTTATTTTCTGAGGATGCCATTGCTTCTGCTCGCGGCATTCCTGCCACAGATGATCACCCCCCAGTTACTGAAAACCAAGGTCTCCTAACGACTGCCAATGCGACTCGTTTTGCGAAAGGTGCGCTAGGCGATTCTATCGAAGTCGGCGAAGGAGAAATCCTTTGGGGCAACGAAACGGTTTGGGATGAAGAGTTAAAAGCTTCATTGCTTAAGGGTGAGAAGCTCGAAGTCAGTGTAGGTACTAGATGTAAGATAGACCATACACCCGGAGAGTATAAGGGACAGCCGTATGATGTTCGCCAAACGAATATTCGATTTAACCATTTGGCCCATGTGAATAAAGGTCGAGCGGGTTCTGAGGTGCGAGCCTATTTAGATCACGCAAATCCTGAGATGAACATTGCCATAAGAATCGATTCAAACGATAAGGAAAACCAACGAATGAAGAAACCAGATTGGCTTACGAAAACCGAAGCTTTCTTAAAGAGTGTTGGAGTGAAATTGGATAGTGCTGATGGTGCTGCCGATGATCCAACCAAACAACAGCAAGAACCTGCTCAGCCTAATCCGCAGGAACCAAAGAAGGATGAAATTCCTCCTGCTCCCACTGCTGCTCCGATGAACAACGATAGCGTTCTTATCAAAGCCTTGCAAGACCAAGTAAAACTTCTCGAAGAAACTTTGAGTGCAACAAGAGCAATCTTGGAACAGGCTCTTTCTCCTGCTACGCAAGATTCCATTGCACGTCGAAGACTTTCTCTCATTGATTCTGTTCGCGCCGTTGATCCGGAAGCTAAGACAGATTCTTTATCGGAAAGAGAATTGAAAATCCTTGTCGTGACAAAAGTTCTTCCGCCAGCGGAAGGAGTGAAACTCGACTCGTTCGATGATGTGAAACTCGACGCTCGTTTTGAAGCTGCTATGGAACTTGCCAGAACTAACGCGGCACTCAGAACCGGCAAAAGTCCTTCCGGAACACAATCGCAGGTCAATCTCGATGCGGATCAAGAGATTGCCAAAATCAAACAAGACCGCCTTCAAATGGCTCAAACAAAGGAGAAAGTTTAATGAAACGAACTCTCATTTTTCTATTTTCAATTCTTTTCTTTTCATTGATTGGCATTTCGTGCCTTTACATAGCACCTGAAACTCTTGGTCAATATATTCCATTTCAAAAAAGCGATTTGATTGGATTGTTTTCTGGAGTGACTCTCGCAATTAGCGGTGTTATGCCAGACGGCGGACTTTACAATGATAAAGCTGGTTTATTTGGAACTGTTGCACGGGACTCCGTAAACTTATATCGAGTAGGCGGTAAAGTTGCAATAGGTAGAGTGCCTTTTGGATTTGGTATTTCTCTCGTTGCAGATGGCGATGGAGTTTCTGTTGTAGGTGCTGATGCAGTTCCTGATAAATTAGAGTCTGGATCTGGAAATGCTGGATTAAGATTGATTACTAAAGAGATCGCCACTTGGGTAAGGTTTGCTATTGTCAATCCGGGAACAAACAATGCCTCACTTGCGCTTACGTTAGAAGGTGAAGGAACGCAAAGTGACCCTTACGTAATCACAGTGAGCACGGCAACAAACGGATCTGCTCAAATCACATCAACTGCTTCATTAGTCAAAACTGCCTTAGAAGCAAATGCTGAAATTAACTCAATCATCTCAGTTGAACTCTTGGGTTCAGGTGCAAGTGCAGTTGTTGCCCAAGCAGAAGCACCTTTGATGAAGAGCGTTGCAGATTTGCGATTTGACGGTGTTGCCGCTCAATCGAGTGCCGCTGGTGATTTAGAAAATGGTGCTTATCTCGATTCTCAACTTGCAACCTTCATTAATAAGGGAAATGTTTTTGTCCCTTGTGAGGAAGCAACTAAGGAACTTGATACTGTTCGCATTCGACTTGTTACCGATGGTGCTAACCTTGCAGGTCAGTTTAGAAAATCTGCAATTCCAAATGTGACCGCTGTGATCAAAGGAGTCAAATTTGGTTCTAATCAAGAAATTGGTGCGGCTGAACTCGACTTATCCTCTGGTTTCTACGAACTCACACTCGACGTATAAGGAAAATCAAACATGGCAAGAGCATTATTTAGAAAAGAAGATTTCAACTACATCCAGAAACGAATTCTTACTCCACGTAAGAACGAACTGGTAGTTCGAAGTATCTTCTCCATCAACAACGAGACTCCTACTTATTCGCATACGTTCGAAGTTGAGAATGTGCAAGATACAGGATCCGCTCAAGTTGTAGAATCTGGTGCAGATTCGGACAACATCCCTTTTGTTGGTGAATCAGTTGGTTCCCAGAAAGGAGTTCTATTCAAAATTCGTGATGCAATTCGTATCACAGAAGATGACTTAGAAGCGGCTGATGCGAGACGGCAATCAGGCAAAGGATCTGAGTATCCAGTTCAGGAGAAACGTCTCGATGCGGCACGTAGATTCATCGCAGAATCCGAAAACAAACTTGGTCTTCACGGTTTTGTAAAAGCTGGTAAAATTGTCCAACCAGGTTTATTGAATTGGCCTGGAGTTGTAAGTGAACCAGTTTCCGGAGCAAATACTGATGCTAGACTGTTTTCTGGAAAGACTCCTCAAGTCATCTTGAAAGACATCATCGATGCGAAGAAACAATTGGAAGGATCTGGAAAATTTAAAGCAGCAGGAATACTTATTTCCGATGAAGATTATCTGCATCTATTAAATCCATATTCTGAATCGACCACAATCACTATCTTACAGTGGCTATTGTCGCATCAAGATTTGGTTTTTCCAAAAGGTTTCATTCGCTCACAAGATATTACTCCACAACATTCTGGTTTCAAAGATGGAAACACGAAAGTCGGTGGTTTTGCAATTTTTGATGATTCGGCTGATGTGGCTGAATTTATGATCGCACGTGATCTGGAAGTTGTGCAAACGCCTTGGGATGAATATCGCGGAGAGATGAAGATCAAATGTCATGAAAAAGTTGGTGGTATCTATGTTTACCAACCAAAAGGAATCGTGATTCGAACTGGCTCATCTAAGGCCGCTTAAGCGAACCAAATTTAAGGTAAATTAAAAAGGTTTAAGGAAACACCATCGTGGGAATATCAACCGTTCAACAATTAAGAGGTTTCTTGCAAGAGAAAGTGCAAGGTGTCAGTGATGATACGTTGCAAATTTACCTCGATGATGCTGAAGGTTCTGTATTCTCCGGTGGTGTTTCTGTTTCGCATGCGAGATTTGCAGAACTGCAAAGATATTTTACAGCACATCTTTTAGAATCGGTCGGTATCATTCCAAAAATGGTAACATCAGAATCAGCTGATGGGATATCCAGATCCTTCGATACTGCCTTCATTCCAGGATCTAAGGAAACTTACCTAGATCTATATAAAAGAAAACTCCATGAAATCAATGGGTTTAAAGGGAGGGTCTTCTGATGCCTGGAAGTATAAAGGACATTGGAAGCATTTCGGATTTGATAGATGGTTTAAAAGCCGTTGAATCCAAATCAGTATTTGTCGGGATACTTGGCAACGTAGATTCAGAATTTATAAAAATTGCCGCTGCCAATGAATTTGGAGCGGTCATCAAACCCAAAAAAGGAAAATTCTTAACGATACCCTTAGTACCAGAAGCGAAAGGAAAATCTCCTAGGTCGTTTGGTGATTTGAAATTGATCCGAAAGAAAGGTTCCAAGGGTGAAGCAGGTGGAATACTTGCACGAGTAAACGGGACAAACATCGAACCAATCTTTGCATTGGTGAAGCAAGTGATTATCCCTGAAAGAAGTTTCATGCGTGAGACATTTGAAAACACAGCTGTCATCGATGCCATTCGAGAGGAAGCTAGATATGGCATTGAAGACTACTTTGCCGGAAAGATTGAAGCAATTCAAATTCTTCATCGAATCGGGCAAAGAATGGTTTCTGAAATTAGAAACCGAATTGTAGACAATGACCCGGCACTTGCACCTAACTCACCTTTGACATTGAAACTCAAGTCGGGATCTGGACCCCTTCGAGATTCGTTACGATTGTTCCAAGCGATTTCCTATTCGATTGATGGAGAAATCTTTACATGATTTTATCATCACTTGCACAAACTCTCATTCCTCATTCCAAAAATGTTTCTCTTTTTGTTAAAAGTGAGAAAACGAAAGATTTAAATGGTGAATGGCAAGAAGGAATCGCTATTCGACATGAATTGTTTTGGCCAACAACCAATGTCTCGGCAAGGCAATTTCAATTATCGGCTGATGGATCTTATACGACAGAAGACCGAAACTTCTTTCAAATTTTAACAGAAGAAACCGCCTTCAATATCAAACAAGGCGATGAGTTTAAATACAAGAACACATACTTTGTAGTAAAAGATATCAAGGATATGACTGATGAGGCAGGTTATATTCGATACGTTTGCAAAAAGAAAACTCCACAAACACAGCCAAGGACATCCTTATGATCACAAAACAGATAGAAGAAATATTTACACGCCTTGGTTTGGAGCTAGGATACGAGCTTGCACGAATCAAAGGTACACCAGTGGAAGAAGCCGTGGCCATTCCAATTGATAGAGTGGATCAAGTTTCCGAGAAGCCATCCTATCCTTATGGAACTTATCGCTTGGGAAGTATCAAACGAGTTCCAACGAAGAGTTCTTTCTATGTCGATGAGGACATCGTTGTTGATGAAGAGATCGATTCCGAAAAATTCAAACGCACTGAGAAGAAGAGAGCCTCTGCTTTCATTTCATTTTCGATCCTTCACGAAAAATCTTTAGCGACAGCTATTGCTTTAACAGACTTTGCAATGGATTTTTTTGATTCAGAGGAAGGGATGACTTTCTGTGAAACCAAAGGCATCACTCCTACTCTTATCAGCGATTCCGTTGAAGATCGAACCGTTGTTTTTGACAATGTTCGCTATGATTACAAAGCGGGATTTGATCTTAACTTCAATTTTTACCGAACCAAGGAATCAGAGGTAGCTCTGATGCAACCACCAAGTAACGAATCTATTCAATTTCAGGATGAGGAAAATTAATGCAATCAGTCATTGAACCAATTGTAGTCAATATAAGCTTGGCGAACACGGCCGTCGCACAAGCTAACTTTAATCTGGCCTTACTTTTGGATACGAAAGCTCCATTGTACTTTGCCAAACTATTGAGTGGTGAATCAGGACTGATATGGAAAGCCAAAACTGGCGGACCAGTTTTCATTGGTGTCACCTATGTCGTGTCAGGTAACAACACCGCGTTGTCTGTTGTTCTAAGTGGATCAGGAACATCCGAAGCACCTTACCTCATCACCGTCAACTTGGCAACGAATGGATCCGGAGCGGCAACCTCTACAGCAGCAGCGGTAAAAACTGCGGCAGAGGCAGTGAGTGAAGTTGCGGCACTTGTAACCATTCAATTAGAAGGCACTACAGGTAACACGGCACTCGTAGCCGTTCCATCAACTGCTCTTACTTATGAGCGTTATATGGAAATTCTTGAGGCTGATGATCTATTGGCACTTGGGTTCGTAAGTTCAGATGTTGCTTACAAAAAAGCGCAGGCATTTTTTGAACAACCAGATGCTCCAGGTAAATTGGCAGTCTATTTGCTGACAGCTTGGTCTGCAATTGAAACAGAAATTGCTGCACTAAGAAACTCAGGTAAGAATTCTTGGTATAAGGTTTTTGGGACTACAAATACAAAAGCAGAAATCATTTTGAATTCGAACTATATGGCTTCAATTCGTAAACGATACTTCGGTTTAACGAATGATATCACTATCTCAGTTGGTAGAAATCAAGTTCGTGAACTTTTGATTCTTCACAATGATTTGAATAATCATGCTGATGCACGTTTGCTAGGTGCCACTGTTGCTTTGGAACCTGGAACATATAACTATGCATACTTGAGATTGTCTGGTGTCACAAATTCAGGTTTCTCGAATTCTCAAGTATCTTCAATCCTTCAAGACAAAGGCAATGTAATTGCAATGTTTGGTGGCTTTCAAGTTTTTTGGAATGGAATGACAACGGGTGGAGCCTGGGCAGATATCATCGATCTGAAAGACTGGTTAGAAGCTAGACTTTTGGAAGATACATCGGGGGTTTTCTTAAACAATAAGAAGATAGGTTATACATTAAAAGATGTAAATAAAGTTGAGTCCACATTGCGAAGGCGAATGGATTCCGCAGCCAAACAAGAAAAAATTGCACCAGTGGAAAGTGAAGACGATCAGACAAGATCAGATATGGGAGCTTACCAATACAAAATCTTTCTACCTGAATCAATTGCAGAAATTCCAGACAACGAAAGAAACAACCGTCTCTTTCCAGCGATCAAATTCAGTGCGAGATTGGTTGGTGCCATCAATGAGATGGATATCGAAGGCGTATTTACTTAAGGAGAATTAAATGCCAAACGGATTATGGGACCCAAAAAAACATTCTGTATCAGTTGCTCTTGATGATGTAGCAGGATTTTCTACAGACAATCATTTTAAAGTGGAGCGCATGACAGCTGATCTGATTTCCTCTCAGTCGGGAGTGAAAGGAGAAGCTAACGTTTCCAAAATATATGATGGCAGAACAAAGATAACAATTGTTCTTCTCGGAGATTCGCCATCAAACAAAAAGTTTGATTTGCTGGCAAAAGCAGGACTTCCATTTCCTATTTTATGGAAAGACAAGTCAGATGGTGGTGAGATTGGTTTCTCTGAAAAGTGTTATGTGATGACACCTGCAAATTCAGAACGCGGAAAGGAATACAAAGACAAAACTTGGGTATTTCTTGCCCTCGATTATAACGGAGCATACACATAATGAGCGAACAAAAAACTTTAACAGAAGAGAAAACGGAAAAGACTCTTCCGAAAAATCCAATTTTGAAAAAAATAACGCCTGACGGTCGTAAAGCTGAAATCACGTTCATCGATGGTTTGGATTATCGTTTAGAACATCCGGGCAATCGTAAGGCGGATGAATGGAGAGGTGTGAGCTTAACTGAAAAAATTTCCAACGGCGATTTGATGGATAACTTTTTGGAGTATTGTGTTTTCCCAATGGGATCACATTCTAAACCAAACTTTGATTCACTTCATCCTTATGCTGCGGAGGTGTGGTCTAAGATGGCCCATCGGTTTCTTGGTGGGAAGTTGGACCGATAAATTTTCGTTATTTGATCGAAGTCCAAGCCCTGAGAAATTTCAAAAATATGTGTATGAGTTGTACAAAAAAAATCGTTCTTATTGGCAACCATTCATATTAGGAGTTAGTTCTTTTTCCCAATCCGAAATCGACTTGATGCCAAATTTATGGCATCGAGTTTTTTTGGAAGCTTTGTCCGAAAGGATGGAATACGAAAACAAAAAGTTAGAGTCGATGCGATTAGGAGTTTAAGGTGGCACTGCGAAGTCTCAACATAGAAATAAATCTAGCAGGCAATGCGGGTGAAGAAATGTCTGCGCTAGATGAGAGAGTCGCAGAAATCCGAGAACAATTTGGAGACCTAACAGATCGCGTCGATTCGTTTAGTATTGAAGCCGCAAATTCATTTGAAAATTTCGGTGCTTCCATCACTGATAATATTGCCAACAAATCAAATCCACAAATTGCTGAGATGGCACGGCTACTCGGAAAAACAGAAACCGAAGTTGCTAAACTCATTTCACAAACTAAAAATGATTTAAAACTCGATGAAGATTTGATGAACGCTGCAAAGGCAGCTGGTTTATCGGATAAAGAATTTTCCAAACTTAACCAAACACTCGGAAAATCAAAAGAATCGGCCAATGGATTTGGAAGTGTTCTCAAGGCAGTAGCGGCGACAGGCGCGATTGCTTTTATGTCCAGTTTCGCTAGTTCCTCGTTAGATGCCTATACAGCACTCGAAAAAGAACGAACGATGCTTGTAAATTTAGCTGAAGACCAGTATCCAAAGCTAGAGAACTCGATCAACAAAGCCATGGTTGCCTCGGGAGGATTAGAATCGGAGGGATCTCTCAAAGAGGCGGCAAATGCCGCTCTCAAAATGGGAGCCTCCGTCGATTTTGTGGCCAATTCATTATCGGGAATGCAACAAGCAGCTGCTATCACAGGTGGTTCTCTCGGTGGAATGATGGAACAGGCACAAAGTGCAATTCTAACAGGTTCAGCAAAACTTTTCAAAGAGAATGGCGCCATATTTTCTCAATATAGAGAGCAATTCAAAGCGATAGGATCTGGTGCTGACCAAACATCCATTAAACTCCGTGAAGCGTTAGTCACCAAAGCTCTTTCAGAAAATACCGCACTGACAGAACAATATGGTAAACACATTCAAACGTCCGGTGCTCGTGCTCAAATTTTCTCACAACGAATGGGCGACTTAAAAGAAACAATCGGAGAGCTATTAACAGTAGCAATCAAACCATTGCAAGAAGCAATCATTCCACTGCTGAATTATTTTACAGATGCAGAGAAAGGAACAGCTCGTGTTGGATTTGCACTTATTGTCTTAGCACCAGTTATAGGCACGATAATGGTGGCTGCACTCAAAGCAATGGCTATCGCTGCATGGGCAGCTATCTCTCCTTTTCTACCGTTCATTGCAATTGCATTGGCAGTAGGTGCTGCCATTGCAGCTGTCGTTTTTGTAGTCCAGGATCTCATCGAGTGGATGGATGGTGGAGAGTCAATCATTGGCGACTTCCTTGGTCCATTCAAAGATTTTGATTTGGCTAAACTTTTTAAAGGTATGCTCGATCGAGTTTTGAATTTGGTGAGGACATATGGAAAATGGATCATCATTGCTATGTTTCCAGTTTCTGCTTTGTATTTCTTTTGGGATGAGATCGTAGCTTTCATTTCAGGAATTCCAGACAAGATCCTTGGGTTTTTTAGCTCAATGAAAGATAAAATCAAATCTTTGTTAACGGATATTTTACCTGCATCGTTTATCTCAGGATTGAAATCTATTGGAATAGATTTAGGCTCAAACTCTGAAAGAGTAAATGATGCCATCATCACTAAAGATGGAAAGGTGATTCACACTCATCCGGATGACAATCTATATGCATTTAAAAGTTTGCCTGGTGCAAGTGGTGGATCCGAAAATTCATCAACTGGTGGAACCATAAAAGGTCAAACAGGCGGCATCAATTTTAAAATCGAAATTGATAAAGTGATTCTTGGGAATGGAAGCATACAGGAAGATGCATATAAATTTTTGGATATGGTGGAGAGTCTACTTGATGAGAAGCTCGCACCAAAATTAAGAAAACTGCTTGGAATCCCTGAGGTAGAATACTGATGGGAATTCTTTTTGGAAGGGAAACGATAGCTTTAAAAGGAGGAGATACAGAAGTCGAGTTGAACGTTTCGACTAATATCGATTATGCTTATCCTGCCGAAGTAACAAAATATCCAATCGAACGAGAAGACGGATTCAAACAAACAATAGCAGATCATGTTCTCCTAGGTGAACGAGCAATTAATTTGAATTTCATCCTTTCGTCTTCCACTGAAATTTTCACACTCAAACGAATGACCGTTGATGCAAAAATGAAACAGTTAGTTGTTTGGCAATCAAAAGGTCAGTTGCTTACACTTCTTGGCTATTCAACTAATGGTGTTTTGGCTAAAGTTTTATCCTTCTTGCCTTCTATCTTTCAGTATGTTGAACCTGATGATGAAATGGAACGATATATCGGAAGGTCACTCGATGAAATTCCAAACTTATTACTTGGGCCAGTTAATTTTAGTGAGTCAGCTGATACTGGGAATGATATTTCCGGAACTTTATCTTTGTATCCCTCAATTATTGTCGAAGCGAAATCAAGAGCTATTACAAGGGTTCCTAGCAAAGGTAAGGCAACAAAAAAGAAAGATGAGAAATCAACGGAAGCGGCACCAACTAAAAAAACTTCTTGGGCTAAATCGTTATTCTAATGGCAGAATTTGAATATTTAGAAATTGACTTTGATGAACTTCCAGTTTCGAAAACATATAATTTCGGTGGAATCGATTATCCTATTGAGTTTCATTACAACCAGTTATTTGATTTCTTCACAATGCTTGTTCGGAATCCAAACGATCAAATAATATTCACCACAAAACTTGTATATGGTGTAAATGCAAATCACTGTATTGTCGAAGGGTTTCCTTTTGATGTCTCAATTATTCCACTTGATTTAAACGATTTGTTCACTTCCGAAGTTCGTGAAGATTTATTTAATAAAAACTCACTTGGTCGAGTAAAAATCTATTTGGGAAAAATAAATGAATAAGAAACTTTTCAAACGAATTGCTTCTATTGATTTGATACCAGTTAGTGGTCTTGCTAAAACATTTAATTATCCACCATTTCGAATCGACTTTGAAACTGATTTAGATAGATTTGCTTCATCCAAAATCAGATTATACAATCCAAATAAAGTTACCATTGAAGCATGTGATCCAGTAAAGGTTGGATCCTCTTTTCAATATGCGGATTTAGTTTTAACTGCCGGTTATGAAGACTTGAGTGGGATTGTTTGCGGCGGAAAAATCTTTCAAAGTAAACTCACGTATGCTGGCACTGATAAAATTCTAGAACTTTCTGTTTCCGAAAAGGCAGGGATATGGTCAGAATCTAATATTCTAAAATCGTACAAAAAAACTCCTGCCAATGTTATCTTAGCGGATATCTGCCAATCCTCAAATATTCAAATTGGTAAAATCGCTTTAGGTGAGAATAAACTTCTTTCCTACGGAGCAACATCACTTCGTAAAGCCATTGATGACATTTGCAATAACACAAATTCAGAATTCTATTTTGATGAAGGTAAAATCTTTATCGTTGGAAAATCAAGTTTGTCACAACCATCTCAAGTATATTTGGATTATACATCAGGTCTGATTGGTAGACCTGAAAAACTCGAAAAGAAACGTTGGAAAATTCGAAGTCTCTTTAGACACGAATTTAGATTTAACCAGGTGATCAAAGTCAAAGGTGGTGAATTAGATTCTCAAGTTAAGATCATTAAAGGTAAGGGGAAATTTTCTACACATTCAATTGAAGCATACTCGGATCTCGAAGGAATTGAGATATGAATGAATTTGCAAGGTTACTTGATGATCTATTGAAAAATCGGCTTTCTGAAATTCTGATAGGTTGCCCGGCGGTGATACAATCATACAATAAGACTGAAGGAACAGCTTCAATTAAATTACTTCTTAAGAAAAAAGAAGGATTTAAGTTTTTACCATTTCCTGTTTTGTCTGAGATACCAGTGAACATATATTACTCAGGCGGATTCTTTATGAAACCAGATTACAAATTTGGTGATATTGTTTGGGTAAATTTTGCAACTCATTCCACACAAAATGCGATGTTAGGTCAATCAGATGAGTCATCAGAGTCTGCATTTAATATCCATGATGCATTCGTAGTTGGTGCTTATAAGTCGAAGAAGAATTTGAAACCAGCACTTTTACAACTGCTCGGAAAAGATGGAATTGTTTTAGGTCACGAAGATGGGGATGCATATATCAACATTACGAAAGAGAATATTTATCTTCATGCAAAGAAGATCATCAATACAGATGGAATCAAACAATTTGATAATTTGAAACATATTCATACGAGCGGAGCGGTCAGCACTCCAACATCAGATCCAACTACTGGTATAGGTATTTAAGTATGGCAATGAATGCAGTTAGATTAGGTCTTGCAATAAAGGCAAAGGTCGATGCTCTTTCAGCTTCGGAAAAACTTGATTCGACAGCTGTTTACAAAGCACAAGCTGAGGCAATCATCGATGAGATCAAAAATCATGCCGAAATTGCATCTCTTACACAAAGTGGAATCATAGTCACAGGTGCAGCAGCAGTTGCTGAACAGGGTGCAACTGTCTCCGGTCAAACAGGTAAAATTTCATGAAAGGACTTCTAATTCGAAATAATGATACGGTACGAAAAAATGGCCGACTAATAGTCATAGAAGGAATTGAGTATTATAAGCAACGAATCCTCATTGCTCTTCGTACAAGTTTTCAAGAGAATGTTTATGCAAGAAATATCGGAATCAATTGGACTCAAATTTTTTCAGAGAAAGTATCTCAAGATAGAATACTAAGTGAAATCAGAAAAGTAATTCTAAAAGACCCTGAAACAGTAGCTGTCATAAGCCTTGAAATTATTGAATTTAACAGAGATAATAGGAAACTATCTGTGAAATTCCAAGTTAGAAGCATATTCGGTAATTTATCTCTTCTTGAGGATTTATAATGTCTTACGGCGTTACGGAACAAGGCTTCATTCGTAAAACACGAAGCGAAATTTTGAGAGATCAGAAAGAGAGGGCGTTAAGTCTCCTTGGCCCTGAAACAGATCTTTCTGAATCATCAGAAGATGGACTTCGAATTTTAATGCAAACTGATTTTCTTGATGAAGTTTGGCAGAAGATAGAAGATGTATTCTATAGCAATTTCTTAGAAACTTCATATGGAGTTTCGTTAGATCGAGTCGTTGCAGAAGGTGGAGTTGAAAGGGCAAAACCTAAAAGATCAATTGTTCTTTTAACCTTTGAAGGTGTAGTCGATTCACCAATTGAAATCGGAATCATAGCGCAAACACCACAAGGGATTCAATTTATAACGATAGATTCTGGAGTCATTCTAGGTGATGGATTTGGTTCTGTATTTGCGCAAGCAATTCAATTTGGAATTATTGGAAATGTTGATGCAAATACTATAACAGAAATTAATACTCCGAAGCCTGGAATCCAATCGGTTACAAATTTAGAGCCTGCTAGTCAAGGAAGAATTCGAGAAACAGATCCTGAACTCATCTCTAGGTACAAAGAGAGAGGGACCTCGGGTGGTAGCTCAGCTGTTCAAATTCAAAACCTATTAAAGAACGAACAAAGCATCGTGACTGCAAAAGTTTATGAGAACGCTACAAAACTAGAGGATTCAGATGGTCGTCCACCTAGCAGTATGGAAGCGGTCGTTGAAGGTGGAAGCCCGGAACAAATCGGAAATTTATTCGTCAAAAATTGGCCAGGTGGGATTGAGTCTGTTGGAGAAGAATCAGTCACGATCATCGACAATGAAAATATTCCTCGAACTTACAAATTCTCCAGACCAACGGATGTTCCTATATTTGTAAAAATCATAATTGATAAATCTGAAAAGTGGATCGAAGGATCAGAACAAGTCGTAAAGACAAACTGTATAAAAATCGTAGGTGGAACAGATACAATTGGACCCGTATCGACAATTTATTCTGGCAAAGGACTTGGCGAATCTCTTGCATCATGGGAACTAGAGGCCGCACAACTTGGTGTAGATGAATTCAAAACGGATAAAGTCGCTGGTATCAAAACGATAAATATTGAAATAGGAATATCCGAGCCACCAGAAGAAACCTTTGTCATTGCAACAGGTAGACAGAGACTCAAGTTAATCACATCAAACATTGAGGTTGAATTCGTATGACACCTGTAATGGATATCATTAAGAAATATCCTTCTTCATATTTGAATCAAAACCCAAATTCAGATACAGGAAAACGATGGCAAATAATTGCACCGGAATTTGACGAAATCAATGTGGCACTAGATACCATGTATTTCTTGAAAGATTTTTCAAGGCATTCAGGCAAGATGCTTGATTTAATCGGACAGAATGTTCGTCAAAAACGTAATGGACTCGATGATGAAAAGTTCAAGATATTTCTTTCAATTGCGAATGCAAAAAGGCAATCGAAGGGTGATATTTATTCGCTGAATGAAATTGGAAATCGTATTGTTTCTGGTTCAGGCAATTTATTTGAGATTCGAGAACTTTGTTATTTAACGGGAACACGATATCTCGATGGATCCTTTCTGCTCAATGGTGAATTGCCTTTGTCCGGATCATTGAAGCAACCAGCCACCATCGAGATTGTTTTAAATGGAAGAATCAATGATCTAAAAGTAATTTCAGAATTCAATCAAGCAATCGCAGATATAAGGGCTGGTGGTGTTGAGGCAATTATTTCCTATCGATTTGAAATCTATTTTTCTGAAATGTTGAAGTTCAATATTCGGAATATTGAATTTGATGGCACTTGGCCACTAGACGGATCAACTTTACTCAGTGGTGATCGTGTTGAGATCATTCCGTTTGAAATCGCAATAGGGACAGGTGCTGAACCCGGCGGCATTTTACGTGAGCCCGAATTTGAAGATACAGGACTGCAAACAGAAGTTTTGAGAAAACTTTGCTCTATCAGAAGAACAAGCGAAGGCTTACAAGAGTTTAGTGTGAAAATTAAACCAGGCGAAGCAATCGGTGATTCTATCAACGAGATAGGATTGTTCAGAGAATCAGGAGAGCCTTTCGCTCTCTTTTCTTTTCCTGGGAAACCAAAAGATGGTTATATTAATTATGAATTTGTAATACGTGAGGGGTTATAATGATTTTTATATTGATAAGAGAAACATATGTCGAATTGCCAGAGGTTGGAAAACGTTGTATTGATAGACTTCCCTTAGTTGTAAATGCAACTCTCGAAAAACTCTTTTTGCATTGTGACCAAATTGGATTAACTAGGATTTCCGGTTCCGGAGCCGATTCAATATTTGGTAGAACTACAGATTTATCGTCTGTTAAAAATTCTCTTAAAGATTTTTTCAAAATTCAAACTCCGTTAAAAATAACTGAACAATTCGTGATTTTTGAACAAGAGTTAGGAGACTAAACAATGGTTGATTTTGTAGTTTCACCAACAAGATCTTGGAATCGAATCACACCAGCTGATGGGGATTTGATCAATCCTGAAATTGTACGGATTTATAATAACTTAAATCATTTAAAAGATGCTCAAGAAAATCCAGATTTGGGATTTCAACAGCTCAATAATACTCCGAGTTCTTTTGCCGGGAAAGCTGGCTATTTACCAACAGTTAATGATACTGAGGATGGAATTGTTTACAGTCCATGGTTTGGTCTTATCGATGGTGGATTGAAATTTAACAACGTGGCAGTTCCTGCAACTCTTTCCGCAGGATTTTACGGCATTAATGGAAAACTAGTACAGAAGACTTCCGATGCTACTATTGCAACAACAGATACGATTCTCCAATCAAGACAATCCTTGGATTCCTTTTGTCATTATCTAGTATTAATGAATTCCGCAGGTCAGGTCAAATATTGCCTGTACGGCGAAGGAGCTGTATCAGGAGCGACAGGGAACATCACTTCGATCACTGGTTCTGGAACTACGAAAACACTGACCATAGCAAGTGGTTCGGTTGGTGCACATACAAATAAGATTTTGGTTATAACAGGAAATGATGGAGTCAACGGCGTATTCAAAATCACTGGTGGGAATGGATCCTCTACCTACCAATTTGAATCTGTTTCAGCTCTCACTGGC